ATCTGGAATCGTTCCCTTCGTAGGCCAGTATTCGGCCCCAAAACCCCACAGGGCTGGCAGCAAAACAAGGCTTTTGCAATCAATGGCCCGTGGTCTAATTTCCGCATTCAAGGCGGCAACCTGCGGATGTACCCAGTCCCTGCTGCGGGGCAAGACTGCTATTTTGAGTACACCACACGCAATTGGTGTACCGACTCCACGGGGGCGACAGGCTATGAAGAATGGGCCGCAGATACCGACATACCACGCCTAGAGTGGAATTTAATTGTGTTGGGCACTATTTGGCGCTGGAAAAAACTTAAAGAATTTGAATACGCAGAAGATTTCAATACTTATGAGCGTCGTTTAATGGATGTTATGAGTAAAGACGGCTCTAAAGACTGGCTAAGTATGTCAAATACTAGGTATGACATATTCCCCGGAATAGTTGTACCTAGTGGGTCTTGGAATGTGTAATGGGCGAAATAAAAGCAACACCGAGGAATCCTTGGCTAGGTAAATTGGCCGATGCTTTGCGCAAAGGTAGCGATTTTGCCGCAAAGCCTTTTGGCTACGATAACCCGCCCGGAGAATATATTTCTCAATATTTGGGCGTGCCATCAATTGCAACCACATTAGACCGGTTGAGCTATGGCGAACCAATTACAAACATTAACAAAGCCAACGTCCCATTGTTAAAGCCAGAAACCGCTGATGCGGCAATGGCAATAGCTCCTATGGCTATTGGAGTTGGTAATGCTTTGATTAAAGCCTCTCCAAAAGCACAAGCTGCCGCGCTTAGGATGATGGATAACGCAATGACTCCATCAACCCTTAATAAACAGACTGGCGCTATTGTTTGGCACGGCTCACCGCACAAGTTCGATAAGTTTGATTCAAGCAAAATCGGCACGGGTGAGGGTGCGCAGGCTTATGGGCATGGGTTGTATTTGGCTGAGTCGCCGGAAGTGGCTGGGCAGTACCAAAAGACCTTGGCGGCTGATGGATTCTTGGTTGGTGACAAAGTTTTCGACCCGTCTAGCCTTCAGCATTTGAATGTGAAAAGCGTTGCGAGAAAAGGCGACCTTGACGCTGCAATAGCAAAAGCCTCAGAGATCGCAAACAGCGGCTCTCCAGTGGCAAACTTGGCGGCGCAAGACTTGGCGCGATTGCAGGAAATTAAGTCTGCTGGAGGTCTTGCTAAAAATAACGGCTCCCTCTACAAAGTAGACCTCCCCGACGAACACATCGCAAAAATGTTGGATTGGGATAAGCCGCTTAGTGAGCAGCCTAATATTATTGACTCATTGATTAAGGGTGATAAACAATTAAAACCTTACCTAGAGAAACTATCTCCAGAATCTAAACAAGCTGCTTTTGAAATGATTAGCGGTAAGCGTGACGTATTTGGTGATAATACTGCTGGAACTTGGGATTTGTTATATAAACAACATCCAAATTTAGACCACAATATTATTCATGAAGCAAAAGACAGAATTTTCCATGGCGTAGATGAAAAAGATTGGATTTCTGGTGTTTTGAATGGGCAATTTGCTGCTGGAGCTGGATTTCAAGGCGGTGGCGGTTCAAATTTATATAATTCTTTAGGCCATCAAAAACTACAAGAGTTAGGCATCCCAGGCATCCGATATTTAGACGGCGGCTCACGCGGAGCAGGCCAAGGTACCTCTAATTTTGTCGTATTTCCAGGCAATGAATCATTGTTACAAATACTAGAGCGCAATGGCGCTCCCATTAAAAAATGAGAGTAGCAGCCCGCACCAAAGGCCCTAAGGCGACGGTATCTCAAACGGTATCAATACCAGCCCCTACAGGCGGATGGAACGCGCGCGACTCTATTGCAGATATGCCACCTATGGATGCGGTTCTCATAGAAAACTGGTGGCCGCTGACCACAGAGCTAATGCTTCGAAAAGGCTACACACAACACGCTACTGGCATATCAGGTCAAGTAGAAAGTTTGATGGTTTACAACGCTGGTAGCACAAGCAAAATGTTTGCGGCAGCATCCGGTAGCTTTTATGATGTTTCTACTGCTGGGGCAGTAGGCGCTGCGGCAGTATCCGGGCTTGGTAACGCCCGCTGGAATTACACCAACGTGGCTACAGCCGGGGGCAATTTCCTATACGCAGCCAATGGTTCAGATAAGCCGCGTTTATATAATGGAACTACATGGACTGCTATTGATGGAGCTTCAACACCGGCGATTACTGGTGTTACTACAACAACCTTAAAAAGCCCTGTTGTATTCAAAAACCGATTGTTTTTTATAGGCAACAACACGTTAAAAACTTGGTATTTGCCTGTTATTTCTATTGGCGGCGCAGCTAATGCTATAGATATTTCTTCAGTAGCCCAAAGAGGGGGTTATATTGTTGCACACGATACATGGACTATTGATGCCGGAACTGGTGTAGATGATTATTACGTAATTGCAACCTCTGAAGGTGAAATTATCATCTATCAGGGAACAGACCCATCAAGCTCTACAACATGGGCGTTAAAAGGAGTTTGGGCTTTGGGCGAACCGGTAGGTGATAGATGCTTCTATAAACTTGCTGGTGACCTTTTATATATATCACAAGATGGTTTAGTGCCGCTTGGTGGAGCTTTGCAGTCTTCTCGTGTAAGCCCCCGCGTTGCTTTAACTGACAAAATACAATTTGCAGTTTCTTCAGCAGTAACTACATATGGCTCAAATTATGGCTGGGATGTGCTTTATTACGCCAGTGAGAACATGCTTATTTTGAATGTTCCTGTAGCGGAAGGAAGCCGACAAGAGCAATACGCAATGAACACAATTAGTAAAAACTGGTGCAAATTCACCGGAATAAATGCAAATGTGTTTGATATTTACAATAACACACCGTATTTTGGCGGAGATGGTTTTGTTGGGCAGTTTTGGAATGAGTATTCGGACAATGGTGCAAATATATCTGCCGTAGCTATACCTGCATTTTCTGCGTATGGCAACCCAGGCAAAACAAAACGATGGACAATGACGCGGCCAATTTTTAGGTCTAATGGATCGCCCGCAGTTCTTAGCTCAATGAATGTTGATTTCAATATATCAGCAAGTTTGGCTCCATTGTCGTTTTCTCCTGCAACTTATGCTTCTTGGGATAATGCAATATGGGATGCATCATTGTGGGGCAATGATTTTGCCGTGATTCAAAATTGGCAGGGCGTTTCAGGCGTAGGCAAATATGGGTCTCCGCAAATGCAAATTGCATCATCTGGAATTGATGTTCGCTGGGTTACGACTGATATTGTTTTTGAATCTGGCGGGATGCTGTAAAGCATGACTTTTGCTCTTTCTTTTGACCCAGAATTAGTTGGCCCATGGGTTTGCCAAAGGACTGGCGGCACGTGGACTAAAGGAAGAGGCACAGCTATAGGAAAGATTAATAACGGTAATCTTGTGGCTGGGGCTTTATATGAAGACTGGAGCGGGACTAATTTAGTTTGCCATATTGCTGGAGATGGTAAATGGGCAGATAGGCGGTTTTTATCAATTATTTTTGACTACCCATTTAACCAACTTGGGGCAAAAAGAATAACCGCACCAGTATGCAGTTCAAACCATAAAGGAATTGCTTTAGTGTCAAAAATGGGGTTTAATATCGAGGCGAAGTTGCTGGGCGCTACAGCTAAAGGCGATTTGCTATTGTTTAGTTTGTTCAAAGACAAATGCAAATTTTTGCAAGGAAAATATGGGTAAATCATCAGCGCCAGCGGCACCAGATTACACAGCAGCAGCTAAAGCTACAGCACAAGGAGACTTAGAAGCTGCCCGCGCAGCCGCCGCTGCAAATCGTGTAAACCAAGTAACACCATACGGGAAATTGACATATTCCCACGAGGGAACTGGGGACGATGGGTGGACAGCTACGCAAGAACTGTCCCCAGAGCAGCAACAGATTCTTGATTATCAGAATCAAACATCTATGGGCCTTGGTTCAATTCAAAACCAAGGCTTGGATTATGTGAAAAATATGCTGGCCCAGCCGTTTGACACATCAAGACTTCCGGCAGAGCAAATTAACGCTGGGCAAACTGCGCAAGATGCTTTGATGTCACGGCTTAACCCGGTTTTCGACAAGCGTCAATCTGCCCTTGAAACACAGCTTGCAAACCAAGGTATTGCGCGTGGCACCGAGGCCTACACAAACGCCCAGGGCGATTTGAATAATGCACGCAATGACGCTTACACACAAGCTGCATTGCAAGGTATGGGTATCGGTCAGCAAGCCCGCCAGCAGTCATTGCAAGAGCAGTCTTTTCTGCGCAATGAGCCCATCAATAC